TGGACAGCTTCTCGCAGGCCCTCAAGCTCCTCGCACACGGCCCGGCGTCGCTGTCGGCGCCCACGGGCACCCTCCCCAGCTCCCGTCGCTCTGGGGCCCCTCCAGGGCCCCGTCCGGGGCCCACGGCCGGCCCGCGCTCGCGCCTGCGTCGCGGTGTAGGGTGAGGAAAACAACGAGAACAGGGAGAACACAAAATGGGTGACTACCGAATCACGATCGAGGCGATGGGCGGCCACGGCTGCCAGCGCGAAAAGGGTGACGGCGAGTTCGTTGTCGGCTGCGAGCGCCACAACTGCCCGGACTGCATGGCCCGAGAGTTGGTACGCCGGTTGAAGCGGGCGAGCGAGAACGTCAAGACGGCCCGCATCGAGCACTGGCCGGCAGACTTGGGGTATGACCCCGCCGGCTCAGTGACCGACGACTTGCTCAGCGGGCGGCGCACCGGCGCGTTCCCTGAGCGCGAACGGTACTTGGCTCAAGCGAGCCCATCGGCTTGAGGCGCGTCGTCGTCTACCTCGAACGTGCCGCCATCCTCCTCCGCTGACGGCGGGGCGCCGGGCACGCCGAGCAGGGTGTCGGGCTCCTCGTCGTCCTCGTGGTGGCCGCCGGGGCAGCCGTCGTCGAAGTAGTGCGTCCCGTCGTGCTCGCTCATCGCCCCAGCATCCCACACCGCGGCGTCAAGCCCGCTATACGCTGCGGCCCGTGACCCCCTCCCCCGGTCGGCCGAGGTGACGATGCGCCTGGCGCTGTCGCGGGCCACGGTCTCGGGCCCGGCGGGCACGTGGCAGAACGCCGTCGTGCTGGCGCGCAACGGGCGCATGGTCGTGCGCTCCTCGGCCGGGGAGGTCCTGCTCGACGCCCAGGCCGACGCGGTGGTCGTGGTGCAGGGGGGCTCGTGGCTGGTGCAGACCGACGGCGGGACGTACTCGGTGGTCAGGGAGCGAAAGGGGTGCGGCTGTGGGTGAGGACGAGGAGGAGTCGTGGCACGACGACGTGGTGGCGTCGGTGATCGCGGTGGTCGCGGTGCTGCTCGCAACGGGGTTTGGCCTCGCACTGTTGTCGGGCGGGCACCCGTGACCGGCCAGGGGCCGACCGAGGCGGACCTCATCGCCGCGGCCAGGGCCATGCCCCCGCCGCCGCACAACCCGTTCGCCGCGGTCGGGCTGGGGCAGAACTGGCAGCCGGGCGCGTGCAACTGGCACTGGCTCGGCGAGATCGAGACCGATAAGGGCGCCCGCCTGTTCCTCATCGGCTTCGACACGGTCGCCGGCCGCATCGGCATCGCCTTCGGCGACGAGGGCCTGCGCCGGTTCGTCGAGCAGGCCCAGGAGAAGCTCACGGGCATCGAGGTCGCGAGGCCGTCGCTGGTGACGCCTTGACCGCCGACCTCAGCGACGACGCGATCGCCCGCGGGGGGCGCGAGGGGCCGGCGGACTGATGCGCCGCGTCGTGCAGGTCAAGGCCGACGGGGTCTGGCACGCCGTGCGCGCCGACTACTCGCGCATCACCGCCTGCGGCCTGCCCGAGATGGGCTGGCTCTACTTGCAGGAGTCCGAGCAGCTCGGCCCCGACGACAGGCGGTGCAATGCGGTCGGGTGCCGGCGCGTCTTCGAGCGATGGGAGGCCGACGGTGGCTAGGAAGATCATCTACATCTGCGACCGTTGCGGCGACGAGGTCGCGCTGGGGTCCGACCTCCGCGCGTTCGGGGCCAACCTCGGCCCCGGCAAGGACAGGGAGGCCGAGATGGTGTCGGGCGAGGTGTGTCCCTCCTGCGCCTCGATGCTCATGTCGGTGGTGCGGACGGCATGGGAGAGCCGTGCGGCCATCTGACCTCGTGCTCGACACGCTCGCCGTTCATAGGCTGACGCGCCTGGTGATCGCCGACACGATCCTGGACCGGCCGCGGGAGCTGTGGGTCGAGGCGGCCTACATCGCGGCGGGGCGGGCCCAGGAGGTGCGGGAGGTGGCCGAGATGTCGTCGTGGGCCGAGGTCGCCCAGGACGAGGGCCGCCACGCCCCGAAGCTCGCCACGCTCCTGACCTGCCGCTGGTGCGCCTCAACGCATATCGCTGTGGGTGTAGCGTTGTTGGCGTGGAAGTTCCCGAAGGTGTGGGCTGCATTGAGGAGACCCCTCGCGTTGTCGTCGGCCGCCACGTTGCTGGCTCGGCTGGAGGAGGATTAGACGATCTGCCGGTTTCCCTGCGCTGGCGCGTCAAGGTGCAGGACGACCACTGGCTCTGGAGCGGTGGCGTCACGTCGCAGGGGTATGGGCGCATCGAGCTAGCGATGGTCGAGGGGCGTCGCCTCGTGTGGTCGCTCCTCGTCGGTCCTCCACCCGAGAATCTGCACCATCGGTGTCCATACAAGCACTGCGTCCGGCCGGTCTGTCTAGAACCCCTCAACACTGTTGAGCACACCCGCAGGCATCATCCGTTGAAACCGACCTGCGTTCATGGCCACGAGTTCACGGAGGCGAACACCTACTGGCGGAAGGCCCGCGCCGGGAGGCCCACGGCCGGCAACACCCGGCAGTGTCGCCGCTGCAAGGCGGATCGAATGGCGAAGGCGAAGCGCCAGCCGCGCTAATCGGTCCCCGCCGTTCTGGGTTGACCGGTCTACGCTCGCCTCACCGTGAAGACGACCGGGAGCCACGGTGGCGCGACGCCGTAGAGCCAGGGACGAGGGCGGCACGCTCGTCGCGGCCGCGTCGCGCATCGACCTGCGGCAGAAGGCCAAGGCCCCGAAGCGCCAGGACTGGCAGGCGGACGCCTGGCTCTACTACGACGCCGTGCCCGAGGTGAAGCAGCTCATCAACTGGCGGGCGAACCAGATGGCGAAGCTGCGCCTGTTCGTCGCGACCATGCCCCCCGACGGCGGCCCCGAGGCCAGCCCCATCCCCGCGAGCGACCCCGACAGCGGCATCCCGGAGTCGGTGTGGCGGCGCGCCGAGGAGGAGCTGGCCCGGCTGCGGGCCCGCATCGGGGGTCAGGCCGAGATCAAGCGCCGGCTCGAGATCAACATGGAGACCGTCGGCGAGGCGCTCGACGTCGCGACGTTGGTCGCGACTCCCACCGGCTTCACGATGATGGGGGACCTGCGGGCTGGCGACGAGGTGCTCGGTGGCGATGGTCGTCCGTGCACCGTCCTTGTGGCCCATCCCGTGCGCGAAGATCGCGAGTGCTACGAGGTAGGGCTCAGGGGGGGCGTGCGAGTCGTCGCCGACGCCGAGCACCTCTGGCTGACCCACCAGAGGTTCGACCGCGAGTACGACCGCGGGTTCGGCAGAGCGTACGAGCCCACCGTCGTCAGGACCGCCGAGATGGCGGCCTCGGTGAAAGTTGGCGGGGCCTCGAACCACGCAATCGAGCTGGCTCGCATCGTCGGAGGGGAACCAGCCATCGGGGCCGAGATCGACCCGTACGTCCTCGGGTACTGGCTCGGCGACGGCACGTCGTCGCAGGGCGCACTGACGATCCATCCCGACGACCAGCCGCACGTCAGGGAGCGCGTGGAAGCCGCGGGCTATGGGTGGAGCCCGCGTCCCGGCGATGCCCGCGGTTTCTCGATCGGGGTCCTGGGGTTGCACGCCCAGCTCAACCGCATGGGTCTCCTGCGCGACAAGCACATCCCGCCCGCATACCTCCGCCACACCGAACCGACGCGGTGGTCATTGTTGCAGGGGCTCATCGACAGCGACGGGCACGTCGACCGGCACGGCAAGGTCGAGTTCTCGAACCGGAGCGAACGCCTGCTGTGGGACGTCGTCGAGCTGGCGGCGTCCCTGGGCTTGAAGCCCTCGCGGCCTGCCCGGCACCGAGTCCACTTCGTGAGCGCGGGGATGCCGGTGGCGTCCCTCCCGCGCAAGGCCGAGAGGATCGCGGGGGCGGACCGAGCCCAGAACCGCTGGCGCTACGTCGAGTCCGTCGAGCGCGTCAAGTCCCGTCCGGTGCGCTGCATCACGGTCGACTCGCCGGACTCGACGTTCCTGGTGACGCAGCACCTCGTCCGGACCCACAACTGCTACGTCGTCGGGTTCGCCGAGCGCGAGCCGGACGAGGAGGGCAAGGGGGGCAGCCCCGAGGAGTGGATGGTCTGCTCGATCAGCGAGGTCTCGTCCAGGAGCAAGGGCGCGCTCACGCAGTGGACGGTGAAGCTGCGGCCCGACGACGCGAAGGGGCGGGTCCTCGACCCCGAGGCGGGCGACGACATCTTCCGCATCTGGCAGCCCCACGGCCAGTGGCTCGAGCTGGCCGACTGCGCCCTGCGCAGCGCCCTCGACGAGTGCGAGACGTTGCAGCTCCTCAGCAACCAGGTGAAGGCCGAGAGCCGGTCCCGCGTGTCGGCCGGCTTCCTGTGCGTGCCGAACGAACTGAGCTTCGCCGGGGTGAAGCCCAAGGTGGAGCAGCCCGACGGCCAGGGCCAGGACGCGGCCGAGGGCGACAAGTTCCTCGACGAGCTCGTGGACTTCCTCGTCGCGCCGATCGACGACCCCAGCCACCAGGCCAGCGTGGTCCCCGGCCTGATCCGAGGGCCGGGCGACGCGATGACGGACGACAAGCTCCGCCACCTGGCGATCAGCCGCCAGTCCGACGAGACGCTCGACAAGCGCATCGAGGCGCGCGTGACGCGCCTGGCCCGCGGCCTCAACGCTCCCGTCGAGGTGGTGCAGGGGCTCATGCAGACGACGTTCGCCAACGCCGAGCAGGTCGACCAGGACGTGTGGGAGGACTACCTGGAGCCCCGGGCCGTCTTCGACGTCGACGCCTTCACCGTGGGCTTCCTGCTCCCGCGCCTGGCCGACGACACGGCGATCCCCGAGGACATGCTGTCGCGGCTGTTCGTGTGGTACGACGCCAGCGACCTGGTGGCGCAGCCCGACCTGGCCGGCAACGCCAGCGAGGCGCACGACCGCTTCGAGATCAGCGGCATGGCCTACCGCCGCTACAAGGGCTACGACGAGGACGACGCCCCCGAGCCCATCGAGGTGCTGGTGCGGGCCGCGCTCAGGCGAGGGGCGCTCACGCCCGAGCTGACGAGGGCGCTCCTGCTGGCCCTGGCCGACGAGGCCGGCGTGGAGCTGCCGGTGCCCACGGAGGAGGCGCCGGAGCCGGGGCAGGCCGCCGCCGCCCGCATCCGCGCCCTGGCCCGGCTGCTCCTCAACGACGCGCGCGCCGAGGCCCTGACGGCCCTGGTTGGCCCCGGCAACGGCCAGGGCGCCCAGGGCCAGGGCGCCGCCCTCCGGGGCCGCAGCGGGGCCTCCAGGGCCCCGTCCGGGGCCGACGCCGGGCGCCGGCTCGCCGCCATCGACCGCGACCTGCGCACGCGCCTGCTGGTGGCCACCAACGACGCGATGGGCCGGGCGCTGGAGCGCGCCGGCAACCGCCTCAAGTCGCGGTCCTCGACCATGCGCGAGCGCCTCCGGTCGGTCCCCCCCGCCCTGGCCGCCAGCACGCTCGGCCCCTCGCTGGTGGCCCAGGCCGGCGTCACCGAGGACGCCTTGCTCGAGGGGGCGTTCGACGCGCTGGAGGTCGTGTTCAAGGCGTGGGGCGGGACGGCCCAGCGCCAGGCCCTCGACCTCGTGTCCCGCTTCGTCAGCGGCTTCTCGGTCGCTCAGCGCGACGGGCTGGGCCTGCGGCTCGCCGAGTCGCTCGACGAGGCCTGGGGCTGGCTGCACGGCTCCCTCGTCACGCTCGCCCGGGCCCAGCTCTACGACCCGACCCCGCTGGCCGAGACGCTGGGTGAGTTCGACCCGACGCTGCGGGTGCCCCCCGGCCTGGTGCGCCAGGCCATCGCCCGCGCCGGCGGGACCATGGGGCTCCAGGCGACCGACGGCGGCGGCGCGTACGTCGTGCTGGCCGAAGGCGGCGGACGGCCGCCCGGCGGGATCGCCACCGGGGAACTGCTGCGCTCGGCCCTGCGCGACGCGGGGGGCGGCGTCGAGGGCTACGTCTGGGAGTACGGGCCGGCGGTGCGGGCCCGGCCCTTCGAGCCCCACCTGGAGCTCGACGGCGTGCAGTTCGAGAACTTCGACGACCCGGCGCTGGCGAACGGCGAGGGCTGGCCCGAGTTCGCGTTCTTCATGCCCGGGGATCATGACGGGTGCCTGTGCGACGCGGTGCCAGTGCTGCTGTCGCCCGAGGGCGCGGCGAGGGTCATACCCGAAGCTGTGTCGGAAGGGGCATGATGGCGTCCGTGGCCTGGCCGGACTGCACGCTCGGAAATCGTCGCACGCGCGTCAACGCGGGATGGTTGCGACGTCGATGGTTAGAAGCCAAGGGGACCGTCGTGCCGAAGGGCATGGTGCTCATGCATCGTTGCGACGAGCCGCGCTGCGACAACCTTGACCACCTGCTCATCGGGACACAGGGCGACAACCTGCGCGACGCGTCGATGAAGGGGCGGCTTCGGGGGTTCGCCCCATTGCGGGGCGAGGAGAACCCGACCGCCAAGCTGACGGAGCAAGAAGTGTTCGCCATCCGAGACCGACGGCGAAATGGCGAGGGCATCCGTGCCATAGCCCGAGACATGAGGATGGCGCATTCGTCGATCTCCAACATCGTGAGCGGGCGCCGATGGGCGCACGCAGGAGGCTGATCTTGATGTGGTCGATCAGACAGACCGACAACGGGTGGGAGGTCATCGCCGCCGACGGCAGCGTCTTCGCCACCCAGGCCAGCTACCACGAGGCGCTGGCCGTCATCGCCACGCAGTTGCAGATCGTGCCGGCGGAGGGGACCGACGACAACCCCGAGGACGGGCTGCTCCCCGAGGTGTGGGAGGACGCGGGCGGCATCGCGTTCAGCCAGGAGACGGGCGACGGGCGCGACTTCTCGCAGTGCCTGTGGTCGGCGCGCGACCCCGCCACGATGTTCGTGCCGCTCATGCTCCAGACGGAGACGGAGTACGGGCACTTCGGCGCCCAGCTCGCCGGCTTCGCCGAGGCCGTGGAGGACCTCGGCCAGTCGACCACCCCGCGGGCCAGCGGCCGGTTCTACGACAGCGCCGTCGGGCGGCAGTTCCGGGACATGCTGCTCGGCGGCCGCTCGTTCACGGTGTCGGTCGACCCCGGCCACATCTCGGCCGTGTGGGAGTGCCTGCTCGAGGACGAGAACGGCTGGTGCATCGAGGACCGCATCACCTTCCTGGAGTACGAGATCATCGGCATCACCGGCACCCCGTTCGCCGGCTTCGCCGAGGCCGCCATCCGGCTCCGGGACGGGTCCGAGGGCTCGGACGAGGGCGCCGGCGAGGAGGAGGTGGCCGCCGCGGCCACCGCGACCGCGCTGTCGATCCCCCTGCGGCCGCCGGCCACGTGGTTCCACGAGCCCGAGCCCGACCTCGGCGACGAGCGCCTGGTCGAGCAGCGCGACGGCTCCTTCGCCTGCCCGCTGACCATCCTCGACAGCGGCCAGTTCTTCGGGCACCTCGCCCGGTGGGGCCAGCAGCACTCGGGCGACACGCGCTACCGCCCGCCGCAGAGCGCCGCGGCCTACGCCCACTGGCACACCGGCGAGGTGGTGTGCGAGGACGGCACGCGCGTGGCGACCGGCACCTTCACCGTCGGCTGCGACCACGCCCTGCGCGGCCTGCGGGCCCGCGACGCCGTCGACCACTACGCCCACGCCGGCCTGGCCTGGGGCGACGGCCGCGCCGTCGACGGCGAGTTCGGCCCCTGGGTGTGCGGCGCGCTCCGCCCCGACGTCACCGCCGAGCAGCTCCGGGTGCTGCGGGCCTCCACGATGTCGGGCGACTGGCGCCGCGTCGGCGGCCACCTGGAGCTCATCGGAATCCTGGCCGTGAACCAGGGCGCCTTCGCCATCGCCCGCGAGACGCTGGTGGCCTCGGGCCTGGAGCAGATGCCGGAGGTGCGCACGGGCGGCGCCACCGAGGACGGGGAGCTGGTCAGCCTCGTCGCGTCCGGCCTGGTGACGCGGTGCCCCGACTGCCAGCGCCGCGCCGTGGAGGACGCCACCCGCCTCAACGGCCACCGGCGCGGGCGGGCCGCGGCGGCCGGCGGCCTCACGCGGGAGGCCGAGACGATGCTCCGCCAGATCAACAGCACCCTGGGCGTGATCGAGCGCCGGACCCGGCCCCTGGTGAGCCAGGCCCGGGAGCAGCTCGCCGAGCGCATCCGCGCCTGACGCCGGCCCCGGATGCCGCGCACAGCCGAGGAACTGCTGGCCGCCCTGGTCGAGGCCACCGCCGAGGGCCAGCGGGTCCTGCGCGACCTCCACGCCGGGCGCCGCGACCTGGTGAGGACGATGAAGGAGCAGCGCCAGGCCGCCGCCGACGCGCTCGCCGAGGCGGTGGAGGCCGCGGCGAAGGAACTGGGCACGGAGGCGGCGGCCGCCATGCGCCGACGCGTCGAGGAGGTCATCGCCGGCATCGAGGCCGACTGGCGCCGGGCCCTCGGCCTGCCGGCGGCGTGATCCACGCATCCCCACGGCGCACGCTCTACACTCCCGGCTCGACAGGTCTGAGCGTCCCGCCATAGTCGGGCCGTCCGCGAGCGCCAAGCGCCTCGCTCCTCTCGACCACACGACACACACGAGTCCTGTGGAGGGATCAAGTGGACGAGCTCCTGGAACTTCTGGCCCAAGCCGAGCACCTGGCCGACCTCGACGACGACGCCCTGGCCGAGCTGCTGGCGAACCTCCGCCAGCAGGCGGAGGCGGTGCTCGAAGTCGACCCGACCGACGAGCAGCTCGAGCAGCTCGAGCGGGTGGCGACCGTCGTCTCCGAGATCGAGACGGAGCAGACGTCGAGGGCGGAGGACGCCCAGGCCCGGGCCGAGCGCGCCCAGGGCCTGCGCGAACGCATCGTCGGCGAGACCGACGAGACCGACGAGGGCGACGGGGGCGACGGCGCAGGCGACGGCGGAGAGGGCGAGCCGGGCGACGGCGGAGAGGGCACCGAGACCCAGGAGCCGGAGGGCATCGCCGCCGCCGCCGGCACCACGCCCCCGTCGCGCCCCCGCGTCACGCGTGCGTCCGCCCGCCGGCCGGCGTCCATGACGCCCCGGCCCCGGTCCACGCGCCACGAGCCCCTGTCGCTGGTGGCCGCGGCGAACCTCGGCAACGTGCAGGCCGGCTCGTCCCTGAGCGACCCGACCGACCTCGCCCGCGCCTTCATCAGCGCCTACGACCTGGCCCGCGGCTACCGCGGCCCGAGGGTCAAGGTCCCGATCGCCCGCATCGGGCGGGAGGACCCGGGCGAGCTGTTCGGCGAGGAGCGCACCCTGCGCATGGGCTCGCCCGAGGCCAACACGGCGAAGATCGCCCAGCTCCAGAGCGTCGAGTCGATCACGGCGTCGGGCGGCCGCTGCGCCCCCTCGGAGGTCCGCTACGACATGCCGACCATCGGCGTCGAGGACCGGCCGGTGCGGGACGACATGATGCTGCGCGTCGGGGCCGACCGGGGCGGCATCCGCACCTTCCCCGTGCCGATCCTCAGCGACGTCGAGGGCGCCATCGACGTGTGGACCAACGACAACGACATCGACCCCGGCAGCGACGGGCCGTCGACCAAGCCGTGCCTCGTGCTCACGTGCCCGGACACCGACGAGACCATCGTCGACGCCGTGACGAAGTGCCTGGAGTTCGGCAACTTCCGGGCCCGCTTCTTCCCGGAGCAGGTCCAGGCGTGGCTCGACCTGGCGGCCGTCTGGCACGCCCGGTTCGCCGAGACCCGCCTGCTGACGGCGATCGGCTCGGGCTCCACGCAGGTCACCAGCGGCCAGGTGCTGGGCGCCACGCCCGACGTGCTGGCCACGCTCAACCGGGCAGTCGCCGCGATCAACTCGCGCTGGCGGCTCGGCCGGACCGGCGTGCCCCTGCGCTTCGGCGCCCCGGCGTGGCTCCTGGAGCTCATGCGCACGGACATCGCCCGCCAGCTCCCCGCCGGCACGCCCGACGAGCGCTACGCGGTCGCCGACGCCTCCATCCAGCGGTGGATCGAGCTGACGGGCGTCAACGTCACGTGGTTCCTCGACGGGGAGAGCGGCCAGATCTTCGGGCCGCAGGGCGACGGGCCCCTCGTGGGCTGGCCGTCCACCGTGGTCACGTACCTCTACCCGGAGGGCTCGTGGCTGTTCCTGGACGGCGGCACGCTCGACCTCGGCATCGTGCGGGACTCGACGCTGAACGCCACGAACGACTACCAGATCTTCTCGGAGACGTTCGAGGCGGCGCACTTCCACGGCATCGAGTCGTACCGGCTCGTTTTGGATCTCTGCCCCGACGGCACCGTCAGCGGAACAGTCGAGATCTCGCCTTGCGACACGGGTAGCTGACCGGTGGTGGCCCTTGCGGAGCAGGTGCACGATGCTGGGATGGCCCAGCGCACCTGCTCCGCGTGTGGCGACCGCATGCCCTCGGAGTCGTTCTCGCCGGGAGCCACGCAGTGCCGCCCATGCAGGAACGAGCGCAACCGCCGCCGCTACCCGGCCGACCGTGAAGCACTGCGGCTGGTAGGGACCAGCACCTGCAACACCTGCGGTAAGACCAAGCCGGCTGATGACTTCGTCGCGAGCAAGCGGACGCGGTGCAAGACATGCCACAAGCTGGCGCAGAAGGGGCGCTACCACGCGGGGGACAAGGCTCTTGCCAACGCCAAAGCGAAGGCATGGGCCAACGCCAACCGAGAGAAGCGCCGGGAGAGTGCCGCGGCCTACAACAGACGAAGGCGAGTGCTCGATCCCACATGGGCGCGTAGCCATGACCAGCGCAACAACACGGCCCGTCATGCCCGAATTAGCGGCGCAGAGCGGTGCCTCATCACTGACCGGGACTTGGCCCGCCTCCGTGACCGCCAGCGCGGCTGCTGCGCGTACTGCGACGCCCTCGCTCCGTTGACTGTCGAGCACGTCGTCCCTCTCGTCCGCGGGGGCCGGCACAGCATCGGCAACATCGTGCTGGCGTGCGGCCGCTGCAATAGCAGCAAGGGTCGCCGGCTACTCGTCGAGTGGCGTGCCTGGCAGGCCCAATCCGTAGGAGGCCGGTGATGGCAAGTAGGGAAGGCGTCAGGGCGCCCATCCCCCGCGAGGCCGCGCTCAGCCTCGTCAACGCGATGGCCCCGCTGGACCCGGCCGCGGCCGGCCGGTGGGAGCTCGGGTTCTCCTTCCAGCCCGAGGCCTGCGGCGACGCGGACGTCGCCGACCCGTGCAACACCACGGCGTTCCAGTTCTCCGACCGCCCGGCCATCGTCGAGGGGGAGCCCTTCGCCGTGCGCGCCGGCGACCGGTGCTCCAGCCTCGGCTTCCCGGCCGAGGACTACCAGGGACGGGCCGAGCGCCTGCTGCTGCGGTGCCAGTCCAAGCAGATCAGCCGGGAGCTGTGGGAGGGGACGCTGGCGCAGGCGGCGGGCTGGCCCAACCTGTTCCTGGCCGACTCTGGCGCCGACACGGTGACCACCGGGCCCTCGGGCCTCATCGACTCGCTGGCCTGCCTGGAGCAGGCCCTGGCCGACTGCGCGTGCGGCGAGCGCGGCGTGATCCATGCCACGCGCCAGGTCGTGACGCACTGGGCCGCCCTGGGCAACAGCGTGCTCCGGCGCGAGGGCGGCCTGCTGCTGACGGCGCACGACACCATCGTCGTCAGCGACGCCGGCTACACCGGCACCGGGCCCGAGGGCCAGGCCGCGGGCGACAGCGTGTGGGCCTACGCCACGGGCCCGATCCAGGTCCGGGTCTCGGCGATCGAGGTCATCCCCGAGTCCCTGTCCGACGCGATCGACCGGGAGACGAACACCGTCGAGTTCGTCGCCCAGCGCCTGGCGTCCGCGACCTGGGACGGCTGCTGTAGATTTGCAGCAGAAGTAGACCTAGCGGCGTGTGCTATCGGGGGGGCTTCCTGATGCTTCATCGGTGGGAAGGAAAGTTCATTCGCCTTGCCGATGATGAATGTTGGCTTTGGAAGGATGCGCCCAGCAGCGAGGGATACGGTCGGTTTCACGTCGATGGCCGACAGGTCTATGCCCATCGCCTCGCCTACGAGCTGCTCGTCGGCCCGATCCCGACAGCCCTTGAGCTCGACCACCTTTGCCGGGTGCCGGCTCTGCGTCAACCCGGCACATCTGGAACCTGTGACCCGTGCCGAGAACACTCGACGAGGGGCCGTGGCTCGGACGGCCTTCTGTCCCCGAGGTCATGAGTTCACGCCTGAGAACACGCGGCTCACGCCGATCGGGCATCGCCGTTGTCGAACCTGCCATCGAGAGGCCGAGAGGCGCAGGCAGTGCCACTTCGCCGCCGAGGTGGACCTGACCGCCTGCGGGGCGAGCTAGAGGAGGATCATGCCCGACGAGACGACACAACGGCCCCTGCGGGGTTGCGACGTGTGCGGCCGGGTCGACGACCACCCCCGCCACGTCCAGGTCGGTGGCACCGCCGGGCCGGTCATCCGCCATCATGACTGCTGCGCCTCGCGCGGTTGTCCCACGTGCACCCAGACCGAGGCCGAGAACGCTGGCCGGCGGGGCCAGGACCTAATCGACCACCTGGCTGCGACCAGGGAGGCCTCCGATGGCTGAGGGATGGGGCCCCTCGGGGGCGGGGACCGCGCTCGACGCGCTCACTGCCGCCTACCAGTGGGTCAAGCTCCACATCGGCGCGCCCGGCGCCTCGGGCACCGCGAACCCGGCGACGGAGACCACCCGCAAGCAGGCGGCCTTCAACGCCACCGGCACCGACGGGATCGTCGAGACCTCGGGCGCGCTCACCTGGACGAACATCGCCGGCTCTGAGGACGCCACACACTTCACTGTGTGGACAGCAGCAGCGGCCGGTAACTTCGGCTTCTCCGGGACGATCACGGCCAACGCCTACACGGCGGGGGACACCTTGACAATCTCGGCTGGTGCACTTTCAGCCAGCGTGACATTAGCCTCGTGATGCCTGCATTTGCCGTGATAGTCTCACGGCATGAGCGAGATCGTTGACCTCTACATGCAGGGCGTGACTGTCACCGACATCTGCGAGCATGTTGGCCGGTCGAAGACACAGGTCCATCGCGTACTTCGAGCCGCAGGGGTTCCTCGTCGGCGCCAACCGCACCCACGCCCTTCGGGGGCGACCGCTGCGGAAATCGTCGCGATGTACCTGGATGGTCACTCCCTGGACGCGATAGGTAGGAGATTCGACGTCAGCGGCGGCACCATCCGCAATGTCCTCATCGAGCAAGGCATCGACCGTCGCGACCCCTGGGCTGAGATGGTTGTGCCCACCGAATTGCGTTCCCAGATCATCGAACTGCGGGCCGGTGGAGCGAAGATCGCTGACATCGCTCGGGATGTCCACCTCAACTACCGGACGGTGTCAAGAGTCCTGAGCAACGCAGGCGGAATGAACAAGAAGCATCGAAAGCCGCGCCTGTTCGAGCGCAAGAGCGGCTATTGGCGGGCTCTGGCTGATGATGGACGGTACGTTCTTGAGCACCGCCTCGTCATGGAGCGTCACCTCGGCCGGCCACTGCGCTCCGATGAGACGGTGCACCACATCAACGGCGACAAGGCCGACAATCGTCTGGAGAACTTGCAGCTGCGCCACGGCAAGCACGGCAAGGGCACAGTGCTGCAATGTGTCGCCTGCGGGTCCCACAACATCAAGGCGGTGTCTTTGTCATGAGTCCCTTACACCCTGACCATCGCGGCGGGGGCGCTGACAGCGTCGGTGACGCTGGCTTCGTGAAGCCCGTCGTCCGCGTCGTCGTCGTCGAGAACACCGACGGAGCCGTTCTCCAGCGTCGCCGCCAGTACGAGTACCCGGAGGACGTCGAGCGGGGCCTGGGGGCCTACGTCGATTCCCTGGACCTGCTGGGGGAGTGGAAGGACGCCTCGGCCGAGGCGATGGATGCCGAGATGCGTGGCCGCTACGAGCGGTGGGCCCAGGGCCTGCTGGAGGTCACCGAGGCCGAGCCGGAGCCCGTCGACCCCCAGGCCATGGGCGACGTCCTCGACGCCACTGCTGCGACCCTCCAGCAGGCCCTGGATGCCATCGCCGCCATCCGGCCTCCCGGGGAGCCGCAGCCTCAGGAGGAGTAAATGGGGCGAGCGACCCCGAAGGGCACACGGCCGCCAGCCCGGGCAGCACGCCGCCCGACCTGGCACTACCCTCGGCCCGCCAAGCGGTGCCCCATCTCGATCCCCGAGGGCCAGTCGTTCCGCCACTGCACCTGCGGCCAGCTCAAGATCGGCACCCAGGCCGAGGTCGACCGCTGGTGGGGGTACCACCGCCGCGGCGAGGAGGCCCCGGCCCCGACCCGGGCCGACCGCTGGCGCGATGCCGTCGAGGCCGCGCCCGCCAAGGTCTCCTCGGCGCTGGGTGCCGTCCGCCGCCGGGCCCGGGGGGCAGCTCGCCGCGTCGCCGTGGCGCCGTCGTCGGTCCGGGCGGCGGTCGGCGAGGCGAGGGCCGTCGTGCGGCTCACGGCAGCCGTCACTCTGCTCGCCGTCGACGCGGCCCGCACCTCTTGGGGCACCGAAGACGAAGCTGAGGTCACCTGGCACCAGGAGCTGCTGATCGCCCACCGACGGGGGCGGTGGTGGGTCTACACGGACCGGTGGGGACGCGAGGTCCGCCGGCTGCCGATCCTGACCGGCGCGGCGGCCATCGCCGCGGCCGGGTCGAACAACTGGAACACCAACGGCGCGTGGGTGGGAGGGGTGCAGCCCACGGCGGCCGACGACGTGACCATCCCGGCCGGCGCGGTGGTGACGATCCCCTCGGGCGTCACCGCCCTGTGCCGGTCGATCATCGTGGCCGCGGCGGGCACGATCGCGTTCGCGGCCACCTCGTCGAACCTCAACGTGGGGGACGCCGGGGGTGGAGCGGCGACATTCTCCTCGGCCTCGACCGTCACCCTGACCGCCATCGGCACCATCAACTTCCTGGCCTCGACCGCGAGCACGACCTACCAGCTCAGCACGGGCGGCAAGGTCATGCCCAACCTCACGGTCAACACGGCCAGCACGACCACCATCCAGTTCGCCGACGCGGTCACCGCCACGGGGGCCACGGTCACGCTGACGGCGGGCAAGCTCGACACCAACGGGCAGTCGGTGTCGGCGTCGGTGTTCTCATCGACGAACTCGAACACCAGGACGCTGACGCTTGGGGCCTCGTCGATGACGTTGAGCGGAACCGGCACTGTTTGGAATACCGGCACGATAACGAATCTGACGATGACATCGAACACGGCGACGATAACATTCAGTGGTGCAGGTGTGGTGATAAGCGCCAGTTCCTTGAATTTCAACGGCGCTAGCATCGTGTTGTCGGGCTCAGGCTCTGCGTCCATCGGGGGTCAAACGATGGCGGCCTTGACCCGAACGGGGACGCCGGCCAAGACCGATTCTCTAATAACCACTGGAACTCCCACGGTCACCGGGACTCTAACCCTCAACAGCAACAGCGACGTGAACCGGCTACTCGTCCAGTCGAACGTGGTCGGCACCGTCCGCACCATCACCGCTGCTGCGCTGGTGGCCACGAATACCGTCGACTTCATGGACATCACCGGGGCCGGGGCCGCGACGTGGACGACCGCCGCGTCCGGGGCCACCGCTTTTGGCGATGCCGGGGGCAACAGCGGGATCACGTTCACGGCCGCGGTCACCCGCTACGCCGTGGTGGCCGGGAACTGGTCGAGCACCGCTACGTGGGCCACGACCTCGGGCGGCGCGGGCGGGGCCTCGGTGCCGTTGCCTCAGGACAACGTGTTCCTCGACGCCAACAGCGCGGCGGGGACCTACACGGCCGACATGCCCCGCATCGGCAAGAACGTCGACTGCACGGCGTTCACGCGAACTCTGGCCTTCTCGTCACTTGCTACGACCGTGTTCGGGTCGCTAACCCTCTCGTCGGGCATGACTGTCACCGGCACCCAAGGGACGACCTTCGCCGGACGCGGGTCCCACACCATGACCTTCGCAGGCAAGACGCTGGGCCAGTCCTGCACGCTCAACGGGCCGGGCGGTACCTACACCCTCCAGGACGCCGCCGCCACCACGGGGGCGAGCGGGTTCATCCTCGTCAACGGAACCTTCAACACGAACGGCCAGAGCGTCACCTCTCCGGTGATGTCGATGTCTGCGGGGACAAAGACGCTCACCACCGGCAGCACCACATGGTCCCTCACCTCCACGTCCACAGTGAACATCTGGACGGCGACCACGGCCACCACGACGATCAACGCCAGCTCCGCCACGCTGGTCATCGCCAACGCGAGCGCGAACACCCGCACGTTCATCGGCGCCGGCCACACCTACGGCACCTTGACCTACACCGTGGCCGGCTCGACGGGGGCGCTCGTCCTCACCGGGGCCAACACGTTCAGCACGATCAATGTCGGGTCGGGCCGCACCCTGACGCTCCCGTCGAGCACCACGACCACGGTGACAAACTGGAACGTCAACGGTGTGGCAGGCAGTCTCACCACGCTCAACTCCTCCACGCCTGGCACGGCGGCCACGCTTTCGTCCCCGAGCGGGATCATCCGCAGCGACTACCTGTCGATCAGGGACTCGAACGCGACGGGCGGGGCGGCTTGGCACGCGGGCAACAACTCCACCGACGTGAGCGGGAACACCGGGTGGATTTTCGCCGCGCCGACGATCACGGGCACCGCGTCTGCGGCGCTCGGTGGACTTGGCGCCACCGCCGCGGCCACGCCGACGATCGCCGCCCTGGGGGCCGCCACGCTCGGGGCGCTCAGCAGCACAGCGTCGGCGACGCCCGAGGTCGCCGCCACTGCCACCTCGCCCCTGGGTGGCCTGACAGCGACGGCGGCGGGCACCCTCATGGTTATAGGGTCGGCCACGGCGAACCTCGGCAGCCTGACGGGGACAGCTGCCGGCACCCCGACTGTCTACGCCACGCTCACGGCGCCGCTTGGTCCTCTCATGGCCGCGGCGGCCGGAACGGTCGGCATCCCAGCCACCGCGTCTGCGGCGCTCGGTGGACTTGGCGCCACCGCCGCCGGTTCGGTGTCGGTCACCGGCACCGCGACAGCGCCCCTCGGGCAACTCAGTGCCTCCGCCACCGCGACTGTCTCGGTGGTGGGCTGTGCCACGATGAGGGTGTCGCTGGAGGAGGCCACGATGAGGGTGTCGCTGGAGGAGGCCACGATGAGGGTGTCGCTGGAGGGCTGCGGCTGATGTCGGTGCGTGTCAGGGCCACCGCGAGCTTCGATGTCGAGGGCGTCGCCACCGATCCCACCACTGTCGTCTTCACGACAGTGGTGCCGGGCGGTGAGCGCACCACCTACACCTTCGGTGTCGATTCGGAAGTGAGCCACCTCGGCGTCGGGTCGTTCCGGCTGACCCTTGTTCTCCACGAGGCGGGGATGTGGGGCTTCCACTGCCAGGGGACGGGCGCAGCCGAGGCCGAAGCCGAGGGATGGGCGCGCGTCGAACGCTCACGGGTCCTGGCTTGATGCACGTCCTCGCGCCGATGAGCGGGTAGTCTTTCCCACGACAGGTCTGAGCGTCCCGCCATAGTCGGGCCGTCCGCGAGCGCCAAGCGCCTCGCTCCTCCGGGCCCTGGTGACCGAACCCAGGAGGACATAGCGATGCCCGAGCAGAGTTGTTTGCCTCAAGTCCAGGCGTGCAGACTCCGTGTGGCGCTTCTCGAGCCGGATGGCGTCCCGTCGCCGGGTTCGAGCAACCTCTACGTCAGCACCGCGCTGACGACGTTGACCCTCACGCCCGTCTACGAGGAGGGCGACGAGATCACGGAGAAGAACGCCTGCGGCGAGGTGTGCGTCAACTACAAGAGCCCACCGTCGCTCAAGCGGGTCGACATCGCCCTGGCCATCTGCACGCCTGACCCGTTCCTGCACGCCATCCTCGTCGACAGCTCCGTGCTCCTGACCGACGGCGACCGCCGTGGTTGGGCCGTCCCGCCCATCGGCGTAGTCACGGGCGACGGCGTGTCCATCGAGCTGTGGGCCAAGCGCATCAACGACGGCGACCTCGACGTCGACAGCCCGTACGCCTGGTGGGTGCTGCCGAAGGTCAAGAACATCCGCATCGGCGAGCGCGCGTTCAGCAACAGCGCGCTGGCATCTCCGTTCGTGGCCGAGGCATACGAGAACTCGAACTGGTTCGACGGCCCGCTCAACGACTGGCCGGTCGCCAGCGACCGGGCCGTGCAGTGGTTCCCGACGGACTCGATGCCCGACGCTGAGTGTGCGTACGCCACGCTTGCCGCCTCATGATGCTCTAGGCCACTAGCCACTAGTCCCCGACCGGCGCAGGACCGAGGTCTACGCTCCCAGCCATGCCCCTCGCCGGCGAGACCTGCGCACCCTGGGCGACAGACGCGGACCTGTGCAGCCCGTGCGACCTCTATGAGCTGGACGCGGTCGACATCGACGACGCGCTCCAGATGGCGACCGACGTCCTGTTCAACTTCACCGGGCGCCGGTGGCCGGGTGTGTGCGAGGAGACGGTGCGCCCATGTCGGACCGAGCGGTGCGGGTGCCAGGAGACGTGCGGCTGCGGGTGGCTGTCGGAGGTGCACCTGCCTGGCTACCCCGTCGTCGAGGTCACCGAGGTGCTGGTCGACGGCGACGTTGTACCGGAGAGCGAGTACCGCGTCGACGACGCCCGCTACCTCGTCGGGCTGACCAAGGCCGACGGCACCCTGCGCCGGTGGCCGTCCTGCCAGCGGCTCGAGCGCGCCGACAGCGAGGACCGCACCTTCTCGGTGACCTACTCGTGGGGCCTCGACCCGCCGGTGGGCGGCATCCGGTCGGCCGCCTCCCTGGCGTGCCAGCTCCTCATGGCCTGCCAGCCTGAGGCCATCAAGGACGGCCGCTGCCGGCTCCCCAAGCGCGTCACGACCATCACGCGCCAGGGCATCACCCTCGCCATCCTCGACCCTCTCTCGCTGTTCAGGGAGGGCCTGACCGGGCTGGCCGAGGTCGACCTGTGGGTCGCCTCGGTGCGTGCGGGCGACAGCCGGCGAGGGGCCACGGTCGTTGACCCGCTGCGCCACCGCTCGGTCCGCCGACCGGGCTGACGCCGCCTGTACGTTCTCGGTGTGACCACCGCTCACACCGTCCTGCAGATCGGGAACTTTTCGAGGCCCTTCTGTACCGAGGTCCACCTGAAGGCCAGCTTGGAGGAGCTGGGCCACACAGTGGTGCCCCTACAGGAGAACGCGCTGGACTTCGCCACCGTGCCGGGCCTGGCCCGCCAGCACGGGGCGGCCATGCTGCTGTGGACCCGCACCTGGGACGTGGACCGCGCCCCCGCTCTGGCTGCCCTGGCCGCCCTGCGTGCCCAGGGCGTGGTGACGGTGGCGTACCACCTGGACCGGTGGCTGGGGCTGGACCGGGAGTACCAGCTGGACAGCGAGCCCTTCTTCCGGGTCGACCACGTGTTCACCGCGGATGGCACCGACCCCGAAGCGTGGGAGCGGCGAGGCATCCGGCATCATTGGTCGCCGCCGGGGGTGCTGGGAGCGGAGGCCCGGCGTGCGCCACAGGCCGCCCCACGGTCGCGCCAGCGGCGCCATGACGTCATCTTCGTGGGCAGCCACCCCTACCCCCACAAGGAGTGGGCGCCGGTGCGGGGGGCGCTCATCGACGGGTTCGCGGCCCACTTCGGCCGGCGGTTCGCGGTGTGGCCCAACGGGCGCCGATCCATCCGGGGTCGGCACCTTGCCGCGCTGTACCAGTCGGCCAAGGTGGTGCTGGGCGATAGCTGCCTGGTGCCGCCGGTGAGAAGATATTGGTGCGTCGATGAGCAGACGGAGATGCTGACCCGGCGGGGGTGGCTGTGCCACGACCAGGTGGCTGTCGGGGACATGGCCTACGCCATGGACCCAGAGACGGGCCTGGCACGGTGGTCGCCCGTCCAAGCTGTGAACGTGTACGACCGCGAGCCCCGGCCGATGCTGTCCATGGAGAGCCGGGGCCACTCGTCCCTGACGACCCTCGACCATCGGTGGCTGGTCGAGTCGGCCCGCAATGTGGCGGTCAACCCGAACCCCACGGATCGCTGCCCTGAGTGCGGCTTCATGACCCGAGCACCGGGGAGCCCGCGGGCTATCTCGATCCACCGGGCGCACGCCCACGGCGTTCATGTGCCGGCATCAGATCGGAGGGCCGGGCCCCGAGCCCGCCACTTCCGCACCTCGCGCGAGATCGGGCAGAACGACCGCATCCCGGTGGCCGCCCCATGCCAGACGCTGCCGACCGAGCCCAAGTACTCGGACGCGCTGGTGGAGCTGATCGCATGGGTGTGGACGAAGGGCAGCTGGGTCAAGAGCGTTGGGCGCTACACGTCGATCACGCAGAGCCATCGGGTCAACGGCGCCTATGTGGCGCGCATCCGGTTGTGCCTCACTTCGCTGTTCGGCCCTCCCGCCCGAGGCCGCCGTCCAACGCCGGGATGGCACGAAGCAATCAGTGAGGACCGGGGCATGACGTGGTTCCGGGTCAACGCGCCTGCCGGGCGTCTGCTCGCTCAGATGGCGCCTGACCACACGGTGCCCTCCGAGTTCATAGCCGAGCTGACGACGGCCCAGCTTAGGCTGTTCGTCGAGACATCCATTGACGCCGACGGCTGCCGTAAGACCTCCACAAAGGGCGGGTCGGCCTCTACCGGCGTGACCCTGGCGCAGAAGGACCCGGTGCGGCTCGACGCATTCGAGATGGCGTGCGCGCTGCTGGGCATAGCGACCTCTCGGTCGAAGGCAGAGGGCTGCTGGCTGGTCCACGTGAAGATCCGCACCTTCACTGCGCCGATGCGCAGCGACCTGCCGCTGGCTCGACGAGAGGTGGTGACCCACGACGGGATCGTGTGGTGCCCCACGACGAGCGAGGGCACATGGCTGGCCCGGCGCAATGGGACGGTGTATTTCACCGGGAACAGCGATCGGATCCCGGAGACGCTGGGGCGGGGGGGATGCCTGATCCACCCCTACGTGGAGGGCATCGACGAGTGGTACCCCGAGCTGCCGACCTTCGCGGTGGGGCAGGTGGACGAGGCGATCGAGGTGGCCGAAAAGCTGCTGGCCGACGACGCCTACCGCCGTGACCTGACGACGCGGCAGCGGGAGCTGGTGCTGGGGCGGGACACCTACACCCACCGCATGCAGACGATGCTGCAGACGGTGGGGCTGGCATGACCTGCACCTGCGAGGGCGGCACGCCCCAGGCCCCGTGTCGCATCTGCTCGGCGCCGACCATGGCCCCGGTGCTGTGCATGGGCGACATGCCCCTGGCCAACGCCCTGCGCTCGCCGGCCGACGTCGACGAGGAACGGCGCTACCCGCTGCACCTGCAGCTATGCACCCGCTGCGCGACGGTACAGGTGGCCGAGTCGGTGGACCCGGACCTGCTGTTCGGGCACACCTACGCCTACCACAGCAGCGTGAACCGGCCCTACGTGGCCCAGTGCCACGCCGTGGTGGACCGGCTGGTGGACCGCATGGGCCTGGGGCCCGGTGACGTGGTGCTCGAGGTGGGGAGCAACGACGGGTACCTCCTGGACCGCTACGTGGAACGGGGCATGCGGGCGGTGGGGGTGGACCCCGCCAAGAACCTGGCGGAGTTGGCGGCGGCCAAGGGCATCGAAGCGTGGCAGGGCTTCTTCGGTGCCGACGTGCCCGAGGCGTTGGACATCGACGGCCGGGTGCGGGTGGTGCACGCCAACAACGTGTTGGCCCACGTTCCCGACTTCCACGACGTGCTGGCCGGGGTCGCAGCAGCCCTGGCCACCGACGGCGTGGCTGTGGTGGAGACCCCGTACGTGGCCCACCTCATGGTGAGCACCCAGTACGACACCGTGTATTCGGAGCACCTGTACTACTGGTCGGCGCTGGCGTTCACCCGGGCCGTGCGCGCCGCCGGGCTGGCCGTGGTGGACGTGGAACGTCTGCCCAGCCACTGCGGCAGCCTGCGCCTGTGGGTCATGCACCAGGGAGCGGGGCAACCCACCGAGCGCCTGGCCGAGCTCCTGACCACCGAGCGCCAGCGAGGCATGGACGCCCTGCCCTTCTACGAGACGTTCGCCAGCCGAGTGGAGATCCTGCGAGGCCGCCTACGGAAGGTGCTGGGCGAGCTGGCGGCTGGCGGCGTGGTGGACGCCTACGGCGCCGCGGCCAAGGGCACCGTGCTGCTGAACGCCCTGGGCCTGGTACCCGGCACGGTGCGGCGGGTGTACGACAACACCTCCTACAAGCAGGGCCTGCTGATGCCGGGCGTGGGGGTGCCGATCGTGGCGCCCGAGGAGCTGGCGGTGGATCCGCCGGCGGTGGTGCTGCTGCTGGCCTGGAACTTCGCCGACGCCATCATGGCCCAGCACCCGGAGTACCTGGCCAACGGCGGAGCGTGGTTGATCCCCAACCCGTACCCCCGCCTGGTGACCGCCAACGGAGAGCAGGCCCTTTGACCGACGACTGGCTTGAAGACCTGGCGGCAGGCTATCCACGAGCTGCCGACCTGGCGCCAAGAGCACGAGATATCGTGAATGACTACCACAGGCTCTACTACAACACGGAGCGCCACGCCCAGACCCGGTGGTTCGGCCACGAGGTGTGGAAGTACCCCACCGACCTGCTGATGTACGTCGAGGCGGTGCACGACCTGCGCCCGGCGGTCATTGTTGAGTCGGGCGCGTATCGCGGGGGCAGTGCGCTGTTCTTCGCCCACCTGTGCCAGCTGGCCGACCACGGCCGGGTGCTGTCCATCGACGTCCGCGACTGGGGCCTGGACGAGCGGGGCCAGCCCCTGCCCACGCACCCCCGGTTGACGTACCTGCTGCGGGAGGGCGGCAGCACCGACCCCGCCGTGGTGGCCGAGGTGGCGGCCTTCATCAACGGCGACGCCCCGGTGATGGTTGTGCTCGACAGCGACCACACCGCGGATCACGTCTACGCCGAGCTCGAGGCGTACGGCCCCCTGGTGACGTCGGGCAGCCTGCTGGTGGTGGAGGACACCAACCTGGGCGGCAACCCGGTGCTGCCGGGGTGGGGCCCGTCGCCGGCCGATGCGGTAGCCAAGTGGCTGCCCGAGCACCCCGAGTTCAACCGGGACCCGTCGTTCGAGCGGCTGTTGCTGACGGCGAATCCAGGGGGGTGGCTCAAAAAGTCATGAGCACCGTCGTGGTGGTGCCGGTGCTGCACCCCGCCGCGCTGCGGCCGTGCGTCGAGACGATGCACCCCGAGCTGCTCGAGCGGCTGCTCATCATCGACAACAGCCAGCGCGGCGTGGGGCACCGGGCACCAGGGCGGGTGTACCGGCCCGAGCACCACGGTCACCCGGGCGGCTACCGGCCGGCCTACAACCTGGGGGTGGCGCGGTCGATGAACGTCGCCGCTGACACCGGTGCCGACGTGGTGGTGTGGGTGTCGACATCGGTTCGGTTCGGGCCCGCAGGCGGAAGGGACCTGATCGCCGCGGCCGAAGCGTCCGACCTGGGGATGATGGCGGCCACCTGCAAGCTGCACGCCTTCGCCATCACCCGCCGGGGGTTCGACCTGGCCGGCCGGTGGGACGCGAACCTGTTCCCGGCCTACTACGAGGACACCGATTGGCGCCGACGTCTGCACCTGGCGTGGACGCAGCCCAGCCCGGGCGACCCCGTGCCCCAGCATCCCGACGTCGAGCGGGGCATGGCGCTGCCCGAGGTGGACGTGGATGTGGTGCAAGTACGCGATGGCCACGGCTACGACGTGCTGCGCGAGGCCAACCCCGGCCGGGTGGCGATCAACTTCGAGGCGCTGCAGGCGTACTATGCGCGCAAGTGGCATGGCCTTCCGGGGGCCGAGACCACCATCTATCCATTCGGCGACCCCTCTTTGCCGTTGGACTACTGGCCTCCATGTACCCGCAAAGAGTTGATCGACCGGTACGGGCTGGGCTTGGCTTGAAGCTCGACAGACCATCCCCCTAGAGCGTGCGTCGGCGCACCAGCATCACCCGATGCGCACGGGCCTCATAGCACGCGCCGACAATCGCGGGTTGGGCGTGCTCTTGTGGGAGGCGTACCGGCACCTGGAGCCCGACCGGACGCTGGTCGTGCGCGAGCCGGGCGCCGAGGCCAAGGGCTTCACCCCCCACCTCGACCGCTACCCCGGCGGGACCGTCGTGACCGTCGACCCGGCGACCGGCCGGCTCCCCGAGGAGGTGGTCCGTCCCTGGCTGCGCGGGCTCGACGTGGTCTACACGGCCGAGACGCCCTACGACTTCCGGCTCTACGAGTGGTGCCGGGAACTCCGCGTCAGGACCGTGTGCCACGCCATGCCCGAGTTCTGGCGGCACGAGCTGGAGCGCGGCCTCCCGCGGCCCGACGTCGCCTGGCTGCCGACGACCTGGCGGGCGGGGCTGATCCCGGACGCCCGCCTCGTGCCCGTGCCCGTGGCCCTCGACCGCCTCGCGACGCGGGTCCGGCGGGAGCCGGTGTTCCTGCACCCCGTCGGCCACCGCACGGCGGCGGACCGCGCCGGCACGACGTCGGTGGCCCGGGCCCTGCGCCTGGTGCACGCCCCCTGCCGCGTCGTGGTCGCCACGCAGGACCCCGAGGCCTCCCGCTTCCGCGGCCTGGCGCGGGGGGTCGACGTCGAGGTGCGGACCGGTGGCGTCGAGCACTGGTGGGACTCCTACGACGAGGCCTCGGTGCTCCTGCACCCCCGGCGCTTCGGGGGCCTGTCCCTCCCCGCCAACGAGGCGGCCGGCGCCGGGCTTGCCCTGGTGCTCCCCGACGTCGAGCCCAACCGCGAGACCTGGCCCGGGCTCTACGTTCCGGCCCGGCCCCATGGCACGCTGCGGGCGCCCGGTGGCGAGGTCACCGTCTATGACACGAACGCACCGGCCCTTGCCCGCGCCATCGACCGGCTGGCCTCCTCGCCAGATGCGGTCGCGGACCTGTCGGCCGCGTCGCTCGCTTGGGCTCAGGAGCACTCGTGGGAGGCTCTCCTGCCGGTGTACCTCGACGAGCTGGACCGGGCCTGCTCTTGAACCGGTGGAGGTGCCCTGAGTGCGGCGACGAGATGCCGGAGGGCTTGGTCACCCGGCTGGACCATGAGCGCCTATGCGGCTTCCTCGCTGCCTTCGCCGCCAACGAGGTCGAGCACCTCCTCGCCGAGCTGGGCATGGAGGCCGACCGTTGAAGGTCGATGCGTACTCCAGCTACCCGCATTATTGGGCTCACCTTGAACCCATATGGGAGGCGCTCCCTGAGGCCATCCGGGGCACGGCCTACTCGCCCGGGCGCAAGACAGACTGGTGGGGGCCGCGCTGGCCGGGCCGGTCCGCAGAGACGAACCCGGTTCTGGTGGCCGCCTACTCGGACTACGTGAAGGCCGCCCGACGCCCGGTGTTCTACGTAGAACATGGGGCCGGCCAGTCCTACAGCCAGGACGCGCGCTCGGTGGGCAATCCCAGCTACAGCGGGGGCCGTGGCCTCGACCGCGTCGCCCTGTTCGTCTGCCCGAACGCAGCGGTGGCCGGGCGATGGAGTGAGGCGTACCCGGAGACGCCGGCGGTGGTCGTGGGCTGTCCTAAACTCGACCGTTGGCACGGTGATGGGCGTGCGGCCGCGTGTAGGACCCGGCGAACTGCCGCACCCGACCAAGGATCGGGCGCCCTCACCGTCGCCATCACCTTCCACTGGCACCTCTCCCTCAACGAGGAGACCCGCAGCGCTTGGCCCTACTACGACGCCGCGCTCCCCGGCTTGGTGGCCGCAGCCGCCGAACGGGGTTGGCGCATCCTCGGCCACGGCCACCCACGGCTGTACGGGAGCATCGTGCGCCGGTGGCGCGCCCTCGCCGTCGACCACACGCCGAACCTCGCGGACGTGTTCGACCAGGCTGACGTCCTGGTCGGGGACAACACTTCATCTCTGCCGGAGTTCGCCAGCCTCGGTCGCCCGGTGGTCTGGCTCTCGGCGCCTTGGTATCGCAGGGACGTCGAGCATGGAGGACGGTTCTGGCGGTGGCCCCAAGGCCAGGTCCACGTCGAGCACCCGGCCGACCTCGTCGCCGGCATCGAGGAGGCGCTGGTGGACCGCGAGGAGGTGGCAGCGGCACGGAGGGCAATGGTGCAGACTGTCTACGCGCAGACCGATGGTCACGCCGCCGAGCGGGCGGCAGCGGCCATCGTCGAGAGGCTGGAGGCCATGTGAGCGACCCGTTTCGCCCGACGAGAAGACGACAAGGCAGCGAGCGCAGGTCCGACGTCGACACCATCGCCGACCGCCTCCGCGTCTTCGGTGCCTCGACCGAGGAGGTCATCGAGTTCCGCCAGGCATGGGCCACCGGCAACGGCGACCGCGAACGCCTGCACGAGCTGGTGACGATGGACGACACCACCCTGCGCCGGATGCTCTCGGCCGCCCGCGGCGACGACCCGGACAACGACCGGCCCGTGGCCATCGACCAGGCCCCGCAGGCGACCGTCATGGGCGTCGTCGGCGGGGCCCCTCAGGGCCCTTCTGCGGCCCCGGAACCCCTCGGGGCGCCCCAGCCAGGGGAGGGGGCGGCCGAGGGCTCAGAAGGGCGTCCAGGGGCCGATGTCGCGCTCCCGCCGCTCGGGTGGAGCGTGCCCAACCTGCTCGGGTGGGTCAACGGCGACCCGGTGCGGGCCCGGGCGCTGCTGGACGCCGAGCTGGCCCGGGCCGGCGACGCCCGCAAGAGCCTGGTCGGACGGCTCGAGGCGCTGGTCGATGCCGCCGCCGGCTGACCGCCTTCTCCGCCGCGTGCTCGTCGACGAGGCCACAGGCTGTTGGCTCTGGCAGGGGGCCAAGGTTGGTGCCGGTTACGGGACGATCAAAGTCGACGGTCGAACGATCTTGACCCACCGCCTCGCCTACGAGCTGTTCGTCGGCCCGATCCCGACAGCCCTTGAGCTCGACCACCTTTGCCGGGTGCCGGCGTGCGTGAACCCGGCCCACTTGGAGGCAGTGACCCACGCCGAGAATATGCGTCGTGGTCTCGCTGGTTTCGAGGACCCTGGCAAGTTCCAACGAGCGAAGACCCACTGCTCCGCCGGCCACCCCTACGACGAGGCGAACACGCGGTTCAGCCGCATGAGGAATGGCAATCGCCAACGCAGGTGTGGTGCTTGCGAACGCGAACGTGACCGAGAACGTCGCCATCGGAGCGTGGCCTGATGCCCCCGCCTCCCGACCGCCTGTTCGACCTGGCCGCCGCCGTCTTCGACGCCGTCGTCGACCACTTCGCGGCGGCGGGCGAGCCCCTGCCCGACCGGCGCTACATCGCCGACGGCCCCCCCTCGTGGGACTGCCAGCAGCTCACGGTCCACGTCGAGCGCACCTACGGCACGGAGGGCAACGTAGCCGCCGAGGTCCTGGCGCCGGTGGCGTGCCTCGTGCTCCGCGGGGCCGTCGTCGCCGTCGAGATCGTGCGGTGCTGCCCGGTGGTGGACAGCTCGGGGGACGAGGTCATCATCCCGCCCGCCGCGGAGATCGAGGAGACGGCGCACCAGAAGCTGCGCGACGCCGTGCTGATGACCAACGCCATCGTGGCCGCCTACCGCGCCGAGGCGCTGCCCGGCTGCCACGGCATCGCCATCGAGAACTGGGTCAACAGCGGGCCCCAGGGGGGCCTGACGGGGGGCGTCCTGCGGGTCAGGATCGACCTGGCCGGTGGCTAGCTCCGTCCGCGCCGACCCGGTGGCCGTGGCCGCCCTGCTGCACTCGCCGAACGGGCCCGTCTTCCGCCGGCTGTTCGAGGCGGCCGAGGTCGTCAAGCAGGGCGCCATCCGCCGGGTCGGCGTGAGCCAGCCCGACCCCGTGCCGCGTTCCTCGCCCCGCCGCCCGAACCACCTGCGCGACCTGATCGTCAAGCGGATCAGGCCCGACGGGGCCGGGGGCTTCGTCGTGGAGGTGGGCGTCGAGGACCCCATCGCCCTGTTCCACCACGAGGGGACCGAGCCCCACGAGATCACGCCGACCAAGTCCCGGTTCCTCGTGTTCTTCTGGCCCCGCGCCGGCCGCGTCGTCTACCTCCGCCACGTCAACCACCCGGGCACCCGGCCGAATAGGTTCCTGACCGACTCGCTCGCCGACCTGAGAGGACTGTTCTGATGAGCACCGACAACAGCGTCCACCCCGCCCTCTACCGCAACTTCGACCTCGACGCGGACCCCCCCGCCACCGGCCAGGGGCCGGTGTTCGACCTCGGGGGCGAGACGTTCCACTGCCTGCCCGAGCCGCCGGGGCTGATCTTCAACCAGTGCGTCGCGGCCATCGACAAGGACCTGATGGTCCGAACCGACAGGGCGATCGAGTTCCTCGTGGGCTCGCTGGTGCCGGAGGACGAGGAGCGGTTCACCGCCCTGCTCCTCGACAAGACACGGCTCGTGACCTCCCGCAAGCTCGGCGAGCTGTTCAGTTGGCTGATCGAGGCCTACACCGGCCGCCCTACGGTGCCGCCCTCCGCCTAAGCGGCTGGGCGGTCCTCCACTGGGGCTACGTCGAAGGCCGGTTCTCGCGGGAACACCTCGATTGGCGAAAGCTCGGGGCCAGGCGCCTGCTGAACGTTGTGGAGGCCTTGGTGGTCGAGCTAGAGGGGTGGGCGACGGTGCAGGCCTGGCTTGACACCACTCCGACCCTTCATGCCGAAGCGGCCGATCCCGAGGCATGGGGGGCGTCATCCGAGGCTCAGGCCGGCCAACGCGCCATGATGGCGATAGTCGACAAGCTCTGAGGAGGAGGCGGTAGTTGACAGTCGTGATCAGGTCATGTGGGCGAGGTCCTCGCCGCGATGGCGCGTCGCCTTCGTTGCGCCCGCGCCCGATCGCGCTTGCAGGCTCGACATGTACGCTGCCCCCGGTACCGATAGGTGTTGACCTCGTCGTAGGGATGGCCGGCGGGGCAGTGGGTCTTGGCTGTGTTCGATGCCGCGAAGGTGTCGCCACGTACCAGATTCTCCCGCAACGTCACTGCCTCCAAGTGGGCCGGGTTCACACATCGCC